CAGCACGACGGGGCCGGCCCCGGCCGGGGGCACCCCAGCGGCCCGGGCCGGCGCTCCCCAGCACGACGGGGCCGGCCCGGCCTGGTGCTCCCCAGCGGCCCGGGCCGGTGCTCCCCAGCACGACGGGCCGGCCCGGCCGGGGGCACCCCAGCGGCCCGGGCCGGTGCTCCCCAGCACGACGGGGCCGGCCCGGCCTGGTGCTCCCCAGCGGCCCGGGCCGGTGCTCCCCAGCACGACGGGCCGGCCCGGCCTGGTGCTCCCCAGCGGCCCGGGCCGGTGCTCCCCAGCACGACGGGGCCGGCCCGGCCTGGTGCTCCCCAGCGGCCCGGGCCGGCGCTCCCCAGCACGACGGGGCCGGCCCGGCCTGGTGCTCCCCAGCGGCCCGGGCCGGCGCTCCCCAGCACGACGGGGCCGGCCCGGCCTGGTGCTCCCCAGCGGCCCGGGCCGGTGCTCCCCAGCACGACGGGGCCGGCCCGGCCTGGCGCTCCCCAGCGGGCACGTTGACAGCAGAAGCCCCCCCCGATCGGCGACCGGGGGGGGTGGTGGTGGTGGTGGGGTGGTGGTGGTGATCAGCGAGTCACGATATACCCGTTAGCCTCGAGCAGTGCTATGGCGTCGGCGATCGGATCGGTGTCTGCCTCGAGTGAGGCTATGACTGCGTCAGCGTGGCGCCGCGCGCGGCTGACGCTGGCCAGGATGCGCGCGTCGGATGCTCTCAGATCGGCGAGGGTGGCGGTGAGAGCGTCGGCGATAATTCCCATGACGTGGTGGGGTGGTGGGCTCGCCCACTGTAGCACGCACCGTTACGGATGACGCGTCGCCGCGGGGAATCGGGACGGTTGACGGATTGTCACCCCACCCCCGGGCCGTAGTGGTCTGGGGTGGGGTGGTGGTGATCAGCGCCGGACCTGTACAGGCATGAGCAGGTGCCGCATGATGACGTCATCATCACAGCCCCCAGGGATCAGCCTAGGATCGACTGTTGCCGTCCAGACCATGGGGGACGTGGGACTATTTGTCTCCCATGAAGTCAGCTGTTTATCTTTGACTGTAACAGCAGCGCAGACCCTGCACCAATCCAGAAGATAGGACGCGTTGACAGTCACGGCACCTTTAGGCGTGTTTGTGAAGCTATCCGGGATCAATTGATCATAATTCGGGAAAGCTCCCGCACCGTAGGGATGCTCCCAGACACCAGCACCGACCGGTCGCCCCATTGTGTCAAGGGCTTGGAACCTGCCGTCACGGTTGATCTCTACAGTCTGCGCCGCCTTGCCTGGCTTGCGCACCGCATCGGCAGCAATCAGTAGTTCGGGTGTACTAAGGTATACGTATTCAGTCTGCGGGATGCGCACCGTGATCAACCGATGCCCATCAACGGCGGCAAGCGCAAGCCATGCGCCGCCGTTCTTAACATGCACACACTGAAGTATCTGTTTCGCTTCATCCCTGCTTGCGGCAACGGCAACGGCGGCCAGAAGTTGCGCAGGCAGGGATGCCATGACCGCGCTGGGTGCCGCGGTCGCCGCGGGGGTGGTGGTGGTGGTCATGGCGTCGGGGGTGGTGGTGGTCATGGCGTCGGGGGTGGGGTGGGGTGGGGTGGGGTGGTGGTGGGGGTGGGGGTGGGGTGATCAAACGGCAGGAACAATCCGGAACGATGCGCCGCATTCGCGGCGCAGGATCTCAGCTGCCCCCATCGACAAGGGGGCCGGCCGTAGCAGGGTAAAGACAGGCAGACCGTCCTGGATGCGACGCGTTACGTAGTGGTCTGGACAGAGGCCAGCAGCCGGGGGGCATACGTGGTAACGAGCTTCGGGCTTCATGGTCTCGAGCTTCATGGTCTCGGGCTTCATGGTCTCGGGGGTGGTGGTGGTGGTGGCGGGCCGGTCGGGCCCGCATGCCGTCAACTGTAGGCCATCCCGTTACGGGCTGTCAAGCGATCGGGCCGGGCCGGGCCGGGGCACCCCTGGCAGGGGCGCCTCCGGCAGCAGGGGCAGCAGCAGCAGGGGCAGCAGCAGCAGCGGCCCCAGCGGACGCGATGGCCCCCGGATGGCCCTAGCAGACGCGATGGCCCCCGGATGGCCCTAGCAGACGCGATGGCCCCCGGATGGCCCCAGCGGACGCGATGGCCCCCGGATGGCCCCTACAGCCCTACCTTGCGCAGCGTCCGGGCGATCTGCTCAGCGAATTGCCGCTGGAACTCCGCCTGCGCCACCGGCGCCAGCATTCGCTCAAGATCCAGCGTCTGTCGACGGGGGCGGCCCCGGGCGATGATGCCAACCAACCTCACTGCAGGATCCCTGCGCGGCTCACCGGGCTGCAGCGACAGGCTCCTCTGGCCGCCACTTGATGCACCCGGCAAGCGCACAAACAGGCCAATGGCCCCTGTCTTCAGTTCCGCCTTAAATCTGAAACCCTTCAACACCTTGCTGCCCAAAGTCGCCCGGCTGACGTTGCCCTGCGGCGTCCGGGGAATGTCAGGCCCCGGCAGGTAGCTGAGCCGCTGCCCTGCGGCCAGTTTCAGGTCGATGCCCTTGATCACCGGCGGGGTGCCAGTCAGCAGCGGGCGCAGATAGCGGCCGGCCGCTCGGGGCTGCGTTGACGCAAAGCCCACCTCGGTTTCGAGGCGGCCCGGATCGACCAGCCGCTGGGCATAGGTGCCGCCCAGGGTCCAGCGGGTGGCCCCGCCTTCGATCGGGCCGCCGGAGGGCTTCTGCAGCTCAGCCTTGAGATAGTCGCGTGCCGCCACGCCGGTGGCCCTCAAGGCCCGGGCCACGTCGCGGTTGACCTGATCGCCCGTCAGCAGCTGCAGGCGCTGGGACAGGCCTGTCAGTCCGGTGGCATCAACGCGAATAGCCATGGGCCCAGTCTGCCGCATGCCATGAAAAAGCCCCGCCGGCGAGGGCGGGGCGGTGGGCGGGGCTGCGGGCGGGTCAGACCGCGGCGAACAGCATGGAGAACACGTCGTTGCGGAGGTTACCGACGTGCTCACGCTGAAAGTCAACATCCTGAGCCTTGAACCACGAAACAAAGGCGGCAACGGCCTGATCGTGGGTGCTATAGCCGCCCCGCTTGATGCCAACTGGCACTTCACCGACGAAAGAGTGGCCGTGATCGTTGCCGATGACGTGGACGCCAAAGGTGCCGACGCGAAGGAGGGGATCGTTCTTGGTCATGACTGTGTGGTGGTGGTGATGAGTGGCGGGGCGTCTCCCCCGATGCCCATACATTAGCGCGTACCTTACGGTCTGGCATCGCCGGCATGGGGCGGTTCACGGATTGTCACCTGGCGCGGCGATCCCGGGCGCGGCGCTGCGACCGCTTCACCCGCTCGCTATGGGCGGCCCGGCCGTCGGGCGTCGTGCGCTCCCAGCAGCGGGCGCACAGGGCGCCATGGGCCCCGCGGTGGCCCTTGCCGCAGGCGGCGCAGCTGGGGCGCTCCACCGGCGGCAGGAGGCCTGCCTGGCGGAGGCGCCAGCGGCGCTGGTGTTCGGCGTTGGAGGTCATCGGCGCGGGTGGCCGGGATAGCAATCGTGCCACTGGTCACGCACCAGGGTCTTCATTTGCCGAAGGTTACGGGCCAGCGCCACCCTCGTTCGATCGCTGAGACCTGATTGGCGCGGGTGAGGCATCCGGCAGCACAACGTATCCGTGCCATCTGCGTAGCCGTAGAACAGCCACCAGACAATGAAATCATCGCCGATCAGATCAGTCTTCATCCATGTGAATCGTGGATGGTCCCGACTTGGCAAGTCAGGTGTTGCAATGTCCTTGAGTTGTGAGTTTTTCATGGGCGGTGGGTAGCGGAGTGGGAGATCGCCGGGGTGGCCCGGCGGCGTTGGAGGTCATCGGCGGCCGTGGTCCATGGCGTGCAGCTCCCACTGCTCGGCGTAGTCGCCGACCTGCTGCAGGAGCCTGAACATCTCGGCCCGCTCGTCGCGGGCCCGCTGCCAGGCGCCCGGCTCCTGCGGGTAGAAGTCCCGCTGGTTGCAGGTGGCCGCGGCCAGCGCGTCAGATGCGGCCGCGATGGCCTTGCGCACGGCGCGGTACTCCCGTTGCAGGGAGTCGGCGCCGGTGCCGTTGAGGTGGATGGTCGGGAGGGTGGGGGTCATGGCGGGATGTGGTGGGGTGGGTGATCGCCGGGTGGCCCCGGCGGCGGTGGATGTCAATCTGGCACCACTCGCAGGTCGCTGCGGGGGCAGCCGAACAAAGCTGACAGCTCATCGCATGCGGCCAGCGCTTCGGCCTCACTGGCCCAGCGGTTGTCGTCCTCGGCGCAGCCGTGGCCGAGGAGGCTGGGATCGTCGGTCCAGCCGTGGAATGCGGAGCGGGTTTCGATTTTGAACATGGCGGGATGTGGTGAGGGGGTGATCAGGCGACGTGCCAGGCGCCGTCGTCATCGAAGTCAACCAGCCCAGCCCAGTCGGGCATGCACGGGTCGTAGGCCTGCTCCAGCAGCGGGCGCAGCTCAGCGGTAGCGACGGTGATGGCGCCGCCTTCGATGTCCCAGCAGTGCCAGCCGCGGCCGGTGCTGGTGGCACTGAGGACTTGATCAACGGTGGGGACGTTCATGGCGGTGTGGTGGCGGTGGAGAACCGGAGCCCTCGGCCCCGATGCCCATACCTTAGCGCACCGCTTACGGGATGGCGTGGTCGTGGGTGGCCGATTCGCAGAACGTCACACCTGCCCCAGTAGGTCGCGGAACTGCTCAAGCGTCATCACCACGAATTGTTCCGCCGGGTCCGTCACGCCCTTGCGCTTCACCACCAGGGCGTGCAAGCGCTTGCCGGCATTGGCCTGCTGCTGGACAGCATCTCGCAGCCAAGCGCCGAGACTGAGGGCGCGGTGGTTCTTGCACTGGATCGCCGCGGCCGATGTCCACAGATCGCCGCGGTCCAGTGTGGCCCCGGCGGGGATGCGCTCACAGGGGATGCGCTCGGCCAGATAGTCGGCGATGAGTCGCTCGAAGGCGGAGCCCTTGCGCTTCTGTGGATTGGCCATGGGTCAGACGCCGAGGCGTGCGGCGAATCGCTCAAGGACAGTCTGGGGGCAGCAGCTGGCCTCCACCTCGCGGCCATCGGGCAGATAGATGGCGTTGCGCTGGTAGGGCTCAAGCGTGATCGGCGGGTCGTAGGTGGGGATGGGCAGCGGTGGCACCCATTCGCGGCGCCACCATGCCACGAGAAAGCCCCCCAGCAGCACGGCCCGCTGGGCCTCACCGGGCTGCGCCTCGGGGTCGGTGCGGGGCAGCCAATCGCCGAAGGCGAAGGGGCAGGGGCGCGGATGGCCCGCGGATGGCCCCATGGGCGCGATGGCCCCATGGGCGCGATGGCCCGCGGATGGCCCCGGAGGCGCCCCTGATGCCCCCGCCGGCGATGGGGTGGTGGATGGCATCGGCGGAGGGGCAGACAGGGCTTCCTGAGCCACGGAGGCGCGGATCTGCTGCAGGACGTTCATGGGGCGGCGGTGGGTGAGGGGAGCCTAGGGCGAAACCAGTGGGACAGCCTGAAACGCCCGGATTTCGGCGGTTTGGGACGTTTTGGGACTTTGGGACAACTTGGGACGGGCTTGTCCCAGAGCAGAAGCCGCGCTGGCACTGGCGAAGTGGTCCGATTTTGGGACGTTGGGACACCTCTAGGGGGGTATCCACCTGTGCCCTATGGGACTAGGTACAAATACTTAAATAAATAATAGAAAAATATGCTTCTTAGGGGTGTCCCAACGTCCCAAAACAGGCCCAGATCCCTTGCGCCGCAGTCGATTTGCTCTGGGACAAACCTGTCCCAAAGTGTCCCAAATGTCCCAAAACGTCCCAGTCGGGCACCATGAGGCCCTCCACCCGGCGCCTCAAACGCCAGTCAGGGACAGGGTTTTGACCGCATGGGACAACCGCTGGGCGGTTTTGGGACGTGTCCCAAAAGGCGGCCAGCCCACGTCCCAAAGCCGCGGCCGTGCTTGCAGCGGTGGTTCTGGCGTCAGTCGCCAGGCGGGACCCACTCGACGGACTTGCCCTTGCGGACCACCTGGCCGCAGTCAGGGGTTTCGGCGACAACGGACAGCAGCCAGGTGCGGACCTCGGCGGCAGGGGTGCGGCGCGCGGGGAGGGACCATGCGCGGATCTGGGACTGTGGGACAGGGCGGCTGCCATGGCTGCGGCGCCACTCCCGGCCTTTATCGATCAACCGCTTAAGAGCACCGCCGGCGCCTGTGCGGACGGGGCCAAGCACCTTGTCCCGTTCGCGTGCGAAGAGGGCGGTCAGGACGATCGCGGCTTTGACCACCTCCAACCTGATGGGGGTGTTGAGGTTGAGGCCTGCGGAGGCCTGTCGGATCGCGTGGATCGCCAGGGCGATGCGCAGGGTCGTGCCACGCTGCTTTCCCCAATACTGGCGATCGGATGGATCAGTGGCGGCGAGCTTGAAAGATTCCGCCTGCCTGATCCAGTCGATCATGGTGGCTTTGGCATCTTCGGCGAGGGTAATGATTACTGGTTCTCCATCTTCACTGATCGGTAGTTTGGAGGCTGCTGCATCCACCTGTTTGTAGAGGCTATTGACGGCATCAGAAATGAGGACAGTTGAATCCTGATAGTCATAAACCCATTCGCCTAAGTCAAACATCAGGAAGCGACTCCAGAGGCCATCGGCATCGGCCATTCCTTCATTCGCTTCGGCATCAGCTTTCCAGAGGCCTTCAAGACGTGCAGGCTGAAGGCTGCCGAACAATGAGACGGCAGGATTTGGGACAAATATAGAGTCGCGGCCGACGCGATCAGTGATGATCTGTTCGCCTGGATATAGGCTGAGCCATTTTGCCCGATCACTGCGATTGGGTGCGCGGCAAAGCTGACTGAACCAGCCGGCGAGTTCGTCATGCACAGCCAATAGCCCTGGGTTTGAGCCATTGCTGAGGATCATTTCAATCCGCTCGAAGGTGGCGTCACTGACCAGCAGGTGGCGCAGCTCAGGTTGAGGATTCTCCGATAGAAAGTCAGCGAGGCGATCACCTTGATCGCCGCCTGATTCTGCAGCTGCAGCCTTTGCATCGCGTTCCGCTTGCGCTCGCCGATGCTTCCAGTCCGCCAGCGCGTCGGCGTGCCGCTTCCGCTCCTGCTTCTGCCACGGCTTGAATGCCTGCATGGTGGTCGGGCCAGATGTTGGCGACTTGCCGGAGCTGGCGGTGGCGATGTTGGCACCCCAGAGGACGCATGCCTCCTTCCATGCGTGGTTGGGCGTCATGGCGACCTTGGCACGGTTGCCGATGACAGAGCAGACGCTGCAGAGAATCGGCAGGAGGAAACCGCAGGGCTTCAGTCGATTCTCACTGGCGTAGGTGTTGAGCATGCGGGCCATGCCCGGGGGGAATGCGAGATCCAGGGATGCCAGGTCAGCCGCCGCGGCCACGTCGCGGTAGTGACGGATTTCGACCGCCAGCTCCTGGCGCTCGAGGGCAGCGTCTTCATCGTCGACGGTGTCCAGCTGCCAGGGCTGCGGCTCGGCTGGCGGATCAGCGGGGATGAAGGGCTCACCATCGAGGGGCTGGGTCGGCGGATCGGGCTTGGGCTTGGGTTTGTGAAGGACGAACAGGGAGCGTTCGCCGAAGCTGTCGTGATCTTCGGAGCGGACATAGGCCCAGGCGCGGCCGTCATGGCCGGCGACCTGCTCCCCCTTGGCGCTGCAGTCGGGTGCGGATTTGGTCTGGCCATGGCAGCACCAGACCGAATCACCGTCCTGATGGATGCTGCATGCGCCGGAGTGGTCGCGGCCACACATGGGGCATGGCCGCCGCTGGCTGCTGTTCACCCAGCTGGTGGAGGTGCTGCTGTAGCTGCGGTGTTTGCGGCTGGATGGCTGCTCCAGCTTGCGCATGGTGGCGGGCCTGAGGGGCCGATCACCACAGAAGACGCCATGAAGGAGATCGAACCATTCGGGCGGCAGGGGCTGCGCCTCGGATGGTGGGCGGCCGGCCCAGGCGTATTGGTCGTCGTTGTGGGTGTAGTTGGATTCCTTGGTGTAGTGCTGCCCGAGGACGACGATCTGGGTGCCGGGCTTGGCGAAGACGGCCAGCTCCTCACCGTTGATTTTGACGGTCTTGCCGCCGGCGGCGAGCTGCGCCTTCTGGTCCGGGGTGACGGTGTAGACGAGCTTGAGGCGATCGGTGTTGCTGGTGCGAACGATGCGCCAGGTGTCGGCGGTGTGAGGCTCGCAGCCGTGCTGCTGACAGAACGCCGCGGCCGAAGGGCCATCGATGTCAATGGCGATGTGACCCGGAGCAGCACCGATGTGCCAGCAGACGCATTGGGGAGCGGCGGCCTGGAGATCAGGAATGGAGAGGCCTTGATGGGTCTCCCAGTCGTTGCCGACGAGTGGACGCTTATCTGGTGCGCCGGGCAGTAGGGGGCCGATACCGGCGAGCATCGGCAGGCGTTCGCGGCGCCAGCGATCGTGGTCGTAGGGCCCAGCCGCGGCCGTAGGGGGTGTCTGCACTGTTCACGCCTTGGCGGCGATGGCCGCAGCGGCCTGCTCGATCAGCATACGGATGGCGGCGCTGCGGGTGTCAACGCCTGGCGTGGCAGCGACGATCCGATCAAGGGCCACGATGTGGAAGGGCTTGACCATGACGTTCAAGGGGGTGCTGCGAGCTGTGGCCTGCATGTAGTAAGGTTGCGCAGTATCTGTAGAACCTTAGCAGGCAACGGGCGTCATGTCGTTTGAGCTTCGCGGCTACCAGACCCGCCTGGCAGATGCCGGCGATGCGGCCATGCTTGACGGGAAACGGCCCTGTCTGGTCGCACCAACCGGTGCAGGCAAGACCGTGATCATCGCTGAGCTGGCCAGACGGGCCCTCGTGCGCGGCGAACAGGTCGTGGTGATCTGCCATCGAGAGGAGATCCTGACTCAGATCGTCGCCAGCCTGCAGCGCCACCTGGGGGATCAGGTGGTGATTGCGATGGTGACCGCCGGCAGCCGGCCGCGAATGGACCGACGTGTGGTGGTGGGGATGGTGCCGACGATGGTGCGGCGTCTGAAGCTGCTCGAGCAGCTGACGGGCTGCACCTTGCTGGCAGACGAATGCCACCATGCGCCATCGGCCACCTGGCGGAAGGTGATCGAGGTAGCCCGGCCGCGGCGATTCGGTGGGCTGACGGCAACTCCGGTCCGGCCTGACGGCAAGGGGTTGGGTGATGAAGAGATGTTTGACCTGCTGCTCAATGGACCCGAGGCCAATGAACTGATGGCCGCCGGTAAGCTCTGCCGCTACCGGTTGTTTGCGGCGCCGCATCGCATCGATTCCAAGGGGCTGCGCAAGCGCGGCGGGGATTTCAGCGTCGCCGACATGGAACGGCGTGTGGTGGAGATCCAGGGCCAGATCGTGCGGGACTGGAAGCTGCTGAATCCAAACGGTGAACGGACGATCTGCGTAGCGGTGAGCGTTGAGCATGCCCACGAAGTTGCGGGATTGTATCAGGACGAGGGCATTGCGGCGGCAGCGGTTGACGGCAACACCCCGAAGGCGGAACGGCGGGAGATCTTCGAGCGGTTCCGTCGCGGCGAGATCACAGTGCTGTGCGCCTGCGCCGTGATCGACGAGGGGCTGGACGTGCCAGAGGCCACCTGCCTCCAGATCCTGCGGTTTACGGCCAGCCTGCGGCTGTGGCGACAGCTGATCGGTCGTGTGCTGCGGCCGTCGCCGGGCAAGGAGTTCGCGTTGATCATCGATCACACCGACAACTGGCGGCGGCTGCCACCGCCGGATGCGGTGATGGACTGGAAGCTCAATGCGGAGGTGCAGCAGCCGAAGGACAAGCGCGAAGCGGTGGTCAACCCAGACACCAACGAGGTGACGGAAGCCGAACCAGTGGAGGTTGAGGAGACCGGTGAGGACCTGGTCGAGATCACCCGAAGCATGTTGGCGGCGGCCCACCCGGTGATGGCGCGGCGACTGCTGAACGAGATGTGCCGAGCGGAGATTTTGCAAGGCGGAGACGATCTGCGTCGATGGCTGCAGCACCTGGACGTGCTCGACGATCAGACGCTGCCACTGCTGGGTGCTGCGCTGGGGATGTCGGATGGATGGGCACAGGGGCAGATGATGCTGCGGATGCTGCTGACTCCAAGGCAGATTCTGGCCGCGACGAAGCGGCTGCAGGCGCTGCTGCATGCGTGCTAGGTTGTAAGCGGTTGTAATCACACATGACCAAACCTCCCGCCCCGCCCGGGCCGCCGGCTCTGCCAGGGCCCCGGAGTCGCATCCTCACCTTGCGGCTCTCCTATGACCTGTTTGATCGGCTGGCCTCGGCCGCGACCGCTGATCGACGGTCAAACAGCAGCATGGCTGCGTTGCTCATCGAAGATGGGCTCTCTCGTCAGCCATCGCCGCATTCCACCTCAACCGCCACCTGACCATGCCTGCATCAACTCCAGCACCAGCGCCTGATCGTGGTGCTGATCAGCTGCCGCCCAACTGCGGCCCCACAACACAGCAGCTCGCGATCCTTGATGCTGCCATCGCGGCGGCCATCCCTGCGTTTGGCAGCCTGGCGCCGAACGCAAGCGCAGACATCAAGGGTCGCAAGCATTCCTACCTCAACCTGCCGGGGCTGCTCGAGGCGGTCCGGCCGGCACTGCTGGCGCAGCAGGTCATCATCACCAATTCCATCGGCCTCGTGCCAGGCGGGTTCGTGGTGGCGACCACCCTGCGCCATTCCGGTGGTGGTTGGCGGCTATCGCAGTTTCCAGTCCTGAGTCTGACCAGCAACAGCGCCATCGGTTCTGCTGCGACCAGTGGGTTCCGGGTGAACCTGCAGCTGCTCCTTGGCATCTGCGCTTCTGACGAGGAGGCAGCGCACGAGGTGGCACCTCAAGCACCTGCCGCTGCTCCTTCGCCGATGCCATGGCAGCCGCCGGCCGCGGCCGGGCCACCAGCCTATGCCGCACCGCCACAGCAGGGGTATGACATGACGATGGCAGCACCGCCGCAGCAGGCGCCGCCCACCAATGCGTTGCAGTGGCAACCCGCCCCGACCGATCCATCCGCTTACGTCTGACCATGAAATCCGCACGTCTCAATCTATGGACGGCTCAGCCGTCCCAGAATCCCAAAGCACCGATGCTCAATGGTGCCGTTGAATTGCCGGCTCAGCTGGTGTGGGAGCTGGCCCAGGCCATGCAGCAGGGCCAGGGGATGGAAGTGAACCAGCAGACCGGTGAGCAGTTCTTCAAGCTGCGAATCAGCGTCTGGCGTGGCACCGGCGAGAACAACGGGCCGGTGCTGAACGGGCAGATCGAAAGCCTGTCTGAGCGTGCCGCCTACCTGGCCCAGAAGGCGCAGCAGCAGGGCGGCCAACAGTGGGGCGCCCCTGCTGCTGCGCCACAGCAGCCAGCCTATGGGCCGCCGATGCAGCAGCCACCCGCTGGCTATCCGCCGCAGGCACCGCCCCAGCAGGCTGCGCCCTATGCGCCCCCTGCTGCCCCCATGGCGCCACCCGCCCCGCCTGCGGCACCGCCGGCATGGGGAGCCCCTGTGTCTGGCGGCTGGGGCGCCTGATTGACCACCCATCGCCCACAGATTGCCCTCCTGCCATCGCAGGGGGGCATTGCGTTCGATGAGCCAAACCATCGCTACTGGTTGTGGTCCGATCGTCGCGGCCGATGGATGCAGCCCCCCAGCTGCTCTCAGGTGCTGACGCTGGCTGGTGCCAAGGGTTTTGACCCGCGGCACTGGCGGCGGCGGCTCGTCGAGAAAGACGGGCTGCGCCACGACGAGGCGGAATCGTTCATGGAGCTTCACCGCGACGGCCGGGCCAGGATTGGCACTGAACTTCATGCGCTGATCCGGCAGGAGCTGCTTGGCATCGCTGCCCCGCGGGTGCAGTTCGCCGAATCGTTGATGCTGCTGGCCACCTGGCGGCAGCAGTTCCTGCCGCAGATTGAACAGGTGATTGCCTGCGAATCACCCCTGGCGAGTCGTCAGCTGTTCTACACCGGCACGCCGGACCTGATCGCAAGGGTCAGCGGTCGATGGCTGGGGGTCGATTGGAAGACGAAGGTGAGCCAGGAGAAGGCGAAACCGGATGCTGCTTGGCCGCTGCAGCTGGCGGGTTATGACCTGCTGGCGAGGGAGGTGTACGGATTGCAGCTCGAGGGTGCGTGCAATCTGATGGTCTGGCCTGGCGGCTGCCAGGAAGTGTTCTATGGGGCCGACGAGATTGCGACGTTGCGGGATCAGTTTGTCGGCCATGCCGCCTGGGCCCATGCGGTCAAGGCGACCCGTGGGGATCGTGACGCCGCCGGAGCGCTACAGCATCTGCTGCGGCTTCATCCTGAGGCGTTGAGGCAGGCGTCACCACCACCGGGCTGTGGGGAGTGGACGGTGACGCGAGCGCTGGGGATGGGGTGATGGGGATGTATGGGTCACGCCGGCTCGCAGCCGATCTCCACTCCCTCATCCCGCGGCGTGCAGCGAAGCCAGAAGCCGCCGAGCGACTTTGGCATCACGATGCGCTCCACGGCCCAGCCTGAGCCGGCCTGGAACTCCTCCTTGTAGGTGCCGAGCTGCAGATGCCATCGCTGCTGGATCCGCTGCTGCCCGCGCTGCGTGACCCGATAGCAGGCGTGCGACACGGCCGTGCGTTCGTGGTTGTGGCCGTTGACGATCACGTCGGCCTCAGGGGCAATGCTGGCGTACCGGCCGCCGCCCATGACGCCCTTCGAGATGATCCCGCCCCAGGCGCCGTGGTGGAAGAACATGGTGACCCGTCGGGTCCGCCCCTGCCGGCTGGCACCGGGTCGGTAGAACGTGAGCCAGACCCAGCCCTGGTACGGCAGGTGCTCCACCTTGGAGCCGTAGCCGCGCAGACGCCGAGTCAGGTTCTCGAGCGGGTCAATCTCCTGGTTGCCGAGGACGGCGGTTTCGTGGTTGCCGTCGGAGATCAGTGCGAGGCTGCTGGCCCAAGGGCTGAGCCACTCGGCGCACTCGTCGAACACCAGATCGAAGTAGTTGGACCCGGCGTGCTCGGGCCTGAGAGACGACTTGCTGCCCCTGCGGTCGCGGCGGCCTTGCATGAGGCATAGCAGGTCACCGAAGCACAGGACCGGAGCGCCACGGCCCTGGGCCTGGTTGAGGTGGCGCCGCAGCAGCTCCCGGTCGCAGTGGGGGTTGTCGAGATGGACATCCGAGACCAGGAGGAAGTCGTGCGGAATGTCGCGGGTGTAGGGGATGCGCAGCTCCAGCAGCTCGGGCGAGTGTCGCCGCAGTTCGAGCATGGATCGGCAGCATGCCTACGGGGTGAGTCTACGGGCCCTGGATGCGGCGACCGTCTGCCGCACGTACTCGAGGCCGTCTGGTGTCTTGCGCCAGCAGGACCGGCAGATGCTGCCGTGGGCGCCACGGTGGGGGGCGCCGCAGGTGGAGCAGCTCGGCGGCTGATACGGGGGGAGCTTGCCGGCTTTGCGAAGTCGGAACAGCTGCTGTCGCTCGGTGTTGGAGATGGGCATGGATCAGGCGGCGGGGTCGGTAAGGGCGTCCCATGCGATGCACAGGGCGCTGGGGGTGTTGATGGTGGGGCATCGATGGCATTAGCCGGCCTGTAGTTCGCCAGCCACTGTCGCAGCGCATAGGCCTCGGTCTCGTTGTCTGGGATGACGGTCAGCAGTCCGTTTGCGTCGATGGTTGCTTTCATGGGTCAGAGGGATTGAGGAATGCGACTCCGGTGGTGCGCCGCTGAATCATGCGGGTCTTTCTGATGTTTTGGCCTTCGATGTAGGTACCGGGTGGAATTGTGATCGCTTCAGGATCTTCACCCACTGGCGGCACTATCAACCCTGTCCTAAGTAAAGCCTGGCCAATGGTTTCGCCAGGCTGGAGATGGATGACAATTGTCATGCCGCCAGCATCCGCCGAACAGTGGTGCGGCTGCAGCCCAGTCGATCGGCGATGCGCTGCTGGGTCCAGCCGGCGGCGCGCCAGCGGCGGGCCCGCTGCTGCTGGGTCTCGGTGATGTAGAGCAGCACCAGGACGGGGATGGTGAGGATGGCCAAGAGGGTGGCCAGGAGGCAGAGGGTGGTGGTCATGGTGACGTGGTGGTGAAGGAACGGCCGGGATAGGCTCCCGGCGGGCCGTGGGGTGTGTCAGGGACGCTGTTTGCCGGCGATCTTGCGAGCGAACAGATCTTCGGCATCTTCAAGGCTCATGCCCATTTGGCAGTAGCCCCAGTTGCGGGCGATTCCGCCGCGGGCGTGACCGGCATAGTTCAGCGACTCAGACCAGACGCCATAGGTGCCAGCGCAGGGCTTGCCGGTCATGCGGCTATCGAGAGCAAGGGCGAAGCGGCGGCCGGCTTGATTGGCGGCGATCTTGTGGACTTTGGCCGTCCGGTCAACGATGCGCTGTTGGAGGACGTTCATGGCTGGCAGTGGCGATGGAATGGTGCAGGGATTGCCGACGATCTGGCAGGCTCCCTGCGGGCCAGGGGTCAGTGCCCCGTGAGAGGCGGTTGCCTCCCGATGCACCAACAATAACGCTACGGTCACAGCAAGGCCCTAGCAGCGTAACAGTCCGCAGACCGTCACAGCCGCCAGGACCCCCGCTGGATCAGATCACCGCGAAGCTGCTGGAGTCGAGGCTGCCCCGGAACTGGGCGAACACCACCGCAGCGCCGGCACCGTCGTCGAACCACAGCTGGCCGGTCGAATCTCTGAACACCGAGGGCCCTGCCCCCAGGGCAGCACCCTCGGCGAAGGCCAGGGCGGTGCCAGCGGCAAGGCCGAACGCCGCGCCGCTGAGGGCGATGGTGTCACCCTGAGACTGGGAGAAGTCCTCGATGATGTCGGCGTTGAGCTGGCCGTAGGCGTCGAACATGAAGGTGTCAGCTCCACGGCCACCGATCAGGCGGTCCTGGCCGCCGCCGCCGTTGAGGATGTTGTCGCCGCTGTTGCCGCCGAGCACCTCGGCCCGGTCGGTGCCGGTGCCGTTGATGGCAGCACGGCCGGTCAGCACCAGCCACTGGGCCCGGCTAGCTGCCATGTCAAAGCTGATCGACGCCACGACGACGTCGCGGCCTTCAGAATTGATGATCACATCGCCGGCGTTGTTGATGATGAACTGGTCGGTCTCGCCGGCGATGCCGGTCAGGGTGTCGGCGGATCTGGTTCCAGAAATGAGAGCCATTGGATGAGAGGTGAGCGGTTGGATGGTGCCTGATTGGGTCCGGCTCAGGCGGGCCGGGGGCTGGTGCCCTCCAGCTCGGTGGCGATGGCGAGGATCCGGCGGCGATTCTCAAGGCGCTCTGCAGTAGCTGAGCGGTGCTGACGGAAACCTCCACCAACTGGCCTCTCAATCGGCACCACCTGATCCGCCACGGCGCGGAGGGCAGCGGCGAGGGCATCGCCGTAGTCCTCGAACACTCCGACTCGGTCAGCGGTTTCGTTGAAGGCTTGCCAGACAGCAGCAGCGGCGGGGGAGAGGGGTTGTTTCATTTCGTTTTAGCGAACAAAGAACCGAGAAAATACATTGACGCCAATGCAAACAGCGGCACAGACCCTGAAGCCCAGCCACCAGTCAGAAGAATCACTCCGCAGAGAGTGTATAACTGTTTGTCCGTCATCGTGATTTGCGCGAGGAGTAATACAGAAACGCCAGGATGACGATGACGTTTAGGACGGAATCGCTGTCGATGTTGACCATCACGGCTCGCCCTCCGGCGGTAGCGGCAGTGCCCAGTGGGGGGCCCAAGCGATGAACGGACTCAGCAGACTGCCACGCGGACGTTGCAGCACCCAGGTCGGGGCGTAGCGGGCCGGTTGGGACAGCCACCAGCACCGCCCCTTCGCATCGCGATCCTCCGGCTCCGGCAGACGCCTGGCGACCGGCACCGGCTCGACGGCAGGGCGGCTCCAGCGGGTGAGGACGGTTGAGACCAAAGGGCCGATATCATCTACCGAGACCCCGTAGCTATCTGTCAGCTCTACCAGCTCCTCATACGTCGGCCCCTCCGCCACCGGCTCGACGGCAGGGCGGCCCCAGCGGGCGAGCACGGCGCGAGCAAATGCCACTAACTGATGGTCCCACGCTTCCCAACAGCCTTCTTTTACAACGACTCCATCCGGAGAAGACCGCTCCCCTTCAAACCGATCTAGGTCGCAATCATTAGCCAAGTCGTAGAGCTCCTCATCCGTCGGCCCCTGCTCCGGGGCGGACAGCGCGGCGCGGACGCGGACGATTACATCAGGCGGCGCGACGTAGTGGGCGCTGGTCCGTTCAGCCCAGGCCAGCAGTTCGTCAAGCAAGGCGCGGAAGTCGGTGGTCACAGGTCGGCCTCCTGGCGGAGCATGTGAGCAGCACCAATCTCGATCTGTCCGTCCAGCCATTTCGCCACCTCGCGGAGCACGTCGCAGGCGAACGGCGTGCAGTCGGCGCTAGGGCGGGACTCGCTGAACCGCATGGCCAGCAGGTGAGCCACCCGCTTCACCAGCTCACCGGCAGGCGCGGGCGAAGGATGGTTCAGCTCCTGGAGCAGACCGCAGTCGCAGGCCTCAGGTCCTTGGCTATCGCACGGGCCACCGCACTCGGCGATGGTGGCCGGCGAAGGGTAGCGGCGCTGCACACCGGCAGGCGCGGGCGGGGCGGGTGGCATTGCAGTGGATTCATACCTGGTGCCTTTCAAGATTGGCTCATGCTGAGCCTCCTGATTTGGCAGCTTGAACGATCGCGTTTCTGCCGTCCTTTGCGCAGGCGCGGGTGGGGGCTGCTGCCCGTGTTCCTTCACCTGGACAATGAGATCAACCTTCTCCCTGAGCCCGCGGCCCTTCCGTCGCTCCTTCTGCCTGTCACGGATCTCGCAGACCTCTATCACCCAGTCGAGTGGCACCGGGACGCCTCTGTCTTCGCGCCGCTTGATGGCAGCCTCTAGATCGCCTAGACGTTGCTCATCCACCAGCCATTGCGGCTTGACGCCAATCGGCGGGGCCAGCGACTGATCCAGCTGCTGCGGCTGCTGCGCGGCCTCCAGCGCCTCGATGCGGGCGGCCAGCTCCTGGATGTAGCTGTCCTCTCTTGGGTCCCACATCACAGCACCCCCTTGCCTAGGAGGCGGTTCTCTACCAGCTGCGCATAGCCCGCGATGTCGTGCCAGCTGTCGGCATAGTCGGCGTCACCGTTGATGATCCGGCCGATCTTGTGGCAGATCATGTCCAGCGCTTCCAGCTGGTCCGGCGACAGGATCTTGCTTCGTGCTTCCAGGTGATCCCGCAGGCAGTTCTTCAGCTCCTGGGTCACCTCAGCGTGGCCCATGAAGTCCCCGTAGCGTGCGCCACGTTCGGCCAGCGTTGCATTGATGTCAGTCATCAGATGATCGTGCGAGTGTTTGCTGTTGGGTCCTGCTCCACCGCCTCGGCGGCAGCAGCAGGTGCTTCGATCTCGTCCAGCCAGGTGTTCAATGCGTCCTTTGATGGACCCTTCGGCCACTTGAGCCACGCCACCAGGTCCGCTCGGTTGGCGAACCATCGGGCGCTGCCCCGGTAGCAGGCGTTGAACCCACCCCCGCATGCCTCGACCCACAGGCCCGGCACCTGGTACCGCTGCGGGGGTTTCACGGCTCGAGCTGCCTGTCCGTTCGCTCCGCCAGCTGCCCCGCCGTCCGCAGCACCTCGGCAGCCCCGCCGTGGCGCACCACTCGAGGCACCTCGTTCTGGCAGTAGACGAACAGCCGCCGCCGCAGGTCGATCGCCCGCTCAGCCTGCAGCCAGATCCCCTGCCGCATCTCGCAGCAGGCATCGGTGCTCAACGCCAGGCTGTCGCCCGGCTGGGCGTCATGCAGAAACCTCAGGATTCTCAGTAAGAGCATGTGGGAAGCTCAACGCCACCGAACCCTATCCCCGCCACCACCGCCCGCAACATTCTTGTGACAGTTCCAAGCCTGGACCAGCCGGCTCGGTCCTACAGTCCGGTGGCGCGAGCGCCACGGCCCCAGCAGGGACCGGCCGCCAGCCATTCACACCTTCCACTCCCATGACCTTCCACCTGATCATTGATCTGGACCAGACCATCCACCGCATTGACCTGCCGCCATGGATCCGCAGCGAGGATCAGGCCCGCCGATTCGTGTTCGATCTCGCGCAGGTCGGTTCAGTAGAGGGCATCTACTTGCACCCGTGCTACTTGGTGCTGGTGCATCACAACGACCGGATGCAAGCGGTTGGGATTCCTGCCGCGTCATTTGAGCAGGCGAACGAGATCCTGGACCTTGTTGCCACCCTGGGGCAGCTCTGCTGCGTGGCTTAGCCTCCTGCGGCGAACTGGTCCAGCAGATCGGCCCGCGCCCTCGGCAACGCCTCCAGCTCGGCCTCGGTGAGCTGAACGGTGCCGTCTTCGTTGCCGATCTCGGTCAGCTCGAACACGATCCCGTCGGGGCCGGGGCAAAGCCGCATCTCAATCGTCCCGGGATCGGTCGGGTGCGTGCTGCGATCATGGATCGCTACGACCACTCGGGTCAGCTGCAGCTGTTCCATGACGATTCCGGCGACCGCTTCAGGCTACCGGCCCCAGCCGGCGCAGCCCGGCGAGGTTGATGATCGCGGCCGACGGCCCCGCTGGTTCGGCGTCAACCGCCACCCGATCGCCCGGGCTGATGTGCATCGCCACCTCGAGCGCCAAAGGCAGCGGCGCCCGGGCCTTGAACTGCTGCGGTGTGTTGACAGGCTGCAGATCCAGTTCTGCGAATCGATCGCAATAGCGGATGTCAAGCACGGTGCAGATCATGGCGTGGCAGTCGGCTGCGACAGCAGCCTACGACCGCGGCATAGGTGCCAATCCTTGACCTGTCCACTCGCGGCAGCGAATACTGCGCAACGGCGGGATTGTGTGAGGGCCAGCCTTCTGTCATGACTCCCAATTTCACCACCACCAACGAGGCAGCATTATGATTCCATTCAAGTTTCAACCGGGCGATAAAGTTTTCGTCCGCGGCATCAGCGAAACCCAGCAGGTTCGTGTTATGGGATGGCAGAGCATCAACAGCTGGCCGTACTACATGCTGGCCGGAATTGACTACCCCGTTATCCAGCAGCGCCTGTCCATCAAGCCCATTGTGGACAAATGAAATACATCCTGCAGGTGCCCACTCCATCAGGCAAGCTGGCACCATTCCCGATCGATGCTGTTGACCTGCGCGACTTGCGCCGGCAGGCCAGGATCCTATTCAGCCACGTCTGGGACCGGATAGTCTGGCCCGACGGCACAGCCCCGGGTGACTGAACAGCAGCTGCAGCGTGCCCGCGATCTGCGGGCCCAGGGCCTGAGCCTCCGCGCCATCGGACGGAAGCTCGGGCTTTCTCATGTTCAGGTGCGCCGCTGGCTGGGCCCTTCCCCCGTGCCGCCGCAGCACCCGCCTGAGACGGTGCGTGAGGTGCGTGAGCGGTTCGCCGCCGGTGAGCAGATCATCGACATCTCCAGGCAGCTGCAGATCCCGCACGGGACCGTCTGCGACTGGGTCTGGGGGCGCACCCGCAGGGCCGACGGCGGCCCGATGATCATGCGCCCGCGGAAGATCCGGGCGGCGGCGTGCGCCAGACTCTGCTGCCACTGGGGCCCTGACGGCTGCACCGTTGGATTCCCGCCGGACGATTGGTCGCCGCGGTACTGCGGCGCCTTCAGTCCTCGGCAGCTGTTGCCCGCAGCCACCTGATCAGCCTGACGGCCCGCTCAAGATTCCAGCTCGGCGAACCGCACCAGTGCTCCCACAGGTCAGCGCAGCCCTTGCGCCGGTTGCATGGGGCGCATGCCGGGGCCAGGTTGTGCCGGGATGTCTCCCCGCCTCGGCGCCGCGGTACCAGGTGGTCAAGGGTCAGATGCTCCGGTTGGGCGCCACACAAATAGCAGGTCCGGCCCCAGTCCTCTAGGATCTGGCGCCGAAACCTGCTCTTTCCTTCCCTGCGCGTGACCAGCACTGAGCCGTCGATCTCGTGGCCCACCGCTGGTTCTGCCGCTGCCCGAGGCTACTCCCGCAGCATCAGTCGGACCTGACTGGCCCAGGCCTTGACGATTCCCATGGCGGCCGACTCGAGCTGCCGAATCCGCTCCCGGCTGAGCTTCAGATCGGCGCCGATCGTGTTCAAGGTCTGCGGTTCGTGGCCATAGAGCCCAAACCGTCTGACCAGCACTTCGCGTTGGTTCTCGGTCATCCGCGTCATCGCTTGCTCAATGGTGGAGCGGATCATGCCCAGCCGTTCGTTCTCCATCGCCTCGGCCTCTGGCGTCAGTCCGTCGCCGGCGATCAGCTCCACCAGGCTGCTGCGGTCGGTCTCGCCGCCGCCGACCCGGGCGTCCAGGCTGGCCGGCGCTGCGTTGGCCATCGCGGCCGACTGCAGGCTGGCCTCGGTGACGCCGACCTTCTCCGCCAGATCGCGCAGGTTCGGTTCGCGGCCGGTGGCCTGGTGGATCTCGCGGGCGATCTTCCGGGCCTTGCGCATTAGATCGGCGGCATGGACCGGGGAGCGAATCACCCGCGATTGCTGATCCAGCGCTCGCTGCATGGCTTGACGGATCCACCAGAAGGCGTAGGTGGAGAACTTGTAGCCGCGGCCGGGATCGAACTTCTCAACGGCCCGCACAAGGCCGATGGTGCCCTCCTGGATCAGGTCGATCTGATCAAGGCCGTCATGCGGGTAGCGGCGGCTCACGGCCACGACCAGCCGCAGGTTGGCCTCAATCATGCGTTTCTTCGCCCGTTGCCCGGCCTTCAGGGCCCGGCGCTCGTCGGGCGTCAGGTCGGCCCGATCGGCCCGATCAGCCAGGGCGGCGGCGGCCTGGACCTGATTCCCGAGCTGGATTTCCTCGGCAGGCGTGAGCAACGGCACGCGGCCGATGCTGGCCAGATAGCTGTGCATGTGTGGTGTGGCGGGGGTAGAGGGGGTCTTACGCTGCTGCCTTGCCGGCGCCTCACCAGGAATCCGGTCCGCGGTCAGACCTGCGTCATCACAGGAGGTAGCAGCTGCCCCGGCCGTCATGGTTCCGGCTGCAGCATGTTGAGCATCCGATCGATCTCTGCCACGCGAGAGGTGGTGCCGCGGGGATTGGCGGAGGCCAGCATGTCGCGGCGGGTCTCGAGTAGCAGGCGCAGGCGGTCGCGCTCGTGTTGAGCGCCGATCTGCATGGCTGAATGAGGTTCCATGCCGACGACCCTACGCTGGGATGCTGCCCTGCCGCCGATAGATGTGCCAGTCGCGCCGCTGTCCCAGAATCGTCCGTCTCGATGCGATGTGGGCCATCGTGCTGCCGGATCGCATCCGCCTGACGCCGGACACCTGGCAGCTGATGGTGTGGCTGCATCAGTACCAGGCCAGCCCGGATCGACCAGCCCTCAGCGCGGCTTGACCAGCAACGCCCACCCAGTCCCAGGCCCATCGGCCTCCCACCGCCGGAGCCAGTTGCGCCGTGAGTAGCGAATCCCGGCGCCGTTCGAGTGGTTCACGTAGCCGCCGGCGACCATGTCGGCCTCCCCGTTGGGGTCGTTCATCACGATCGCTTCGGGAGTGAAGCCGATGCACAGCGTCCAATGGCCGCCGCCGGTCGGAGCCTGCACGGGGCCCTGGTGCTGCCAGCCAACACCGACGGGGCGGCCGGCCAGGATCTCGGCCTCCAGCAGCCCCACGGCGGCATTGGTGACGAATCTGGCGTCCAGATCCAGGGAGCGCAAGGCTCGCACCTGGGCCTGACTGTCGGTCGTGTCGCCGAACTTCGCCCGAATCGCGTTGTAGGCGTCGTCGTTCCGCACCCGCCCGTAGAGCGCCGCGATCATGGCGCTGGTCGAACTGAAGCACTCGCGGTAGCCGGTGCCGCTGGTGTTGTCGTTCTGGCTGAAATACTGGACCTTCAGGATCTTTTCGGTCGGCCGCTGGGTCTCACCCCACAGCTTGATCTCGGCCTCACGACGGCGCCGCAGATCGGCCTCGCTGGGTCCACCGGGGTTGACGTAGAGCCGCAGGGCGGCGGGCACCGCCGGCCAGTCACGGTCACGCAGGACTCGAGTGATGGTCTCGAAGCCCTCGGCACCATAGAACCCCTCGCCGACGTTGTAGCCGAACGAGATCAGTGCCGCCTGCTGCCGGGCCGACATCTGCCGCCAGGTCGGGATCGACCGCGCCAGTCCGCCAGCGACGGTGAACCGCACGAACGTGTCGAGCATCTGATCGGCGACCGCCTGGGTGATGGTGTCGCCCGGCTTGACGCGGGTGCCATCGAAATGAGTGGTGTTGCCCCAGCCGATCGTCCAGGGGTCGCCGCCGGTCTCAGGATCGGGGTAGGCCAACAGCCGGCACCCCTCGAACTCCTTGATCACCGGCAGGGCGAGCTTCACCGCCGGATCGTCGGCCGGCTTCGGCAGCGGGGCCGCCCGGAACAGCTCGAAGAACCTGGCGAGCTGCTCGGGGGTCAGCTGCTCATGCAGCCAGTTCCATGCCGCGGCCTGATGCGGCTCCGGCGGATTCGGCGTGAACCGGGCCGCGTCGACCAGTTGGCTGCTCATCGCTTGGCTAGGGGGGTCACAAGGCCGGCGAACAGTTCGATGGCGCGATAGAACCGGCTGACCAGGTCGTCGTCCTTCGGAGTGTTCGTCAGGTTGACGATCAGAACAGCAGCGCCGTGGAGCGCCAGGACGATTTCGACCAGGTCGGTCAGGCTGACGTTGCTCATGGGTGCGACACCGCAGCAGGGGCTGCATCCACTCTAGGAAAGGCCCGATCCATGCCCACGGTGACCAGCACGGGCAGCACCAGGCCGCTGAGCACGGCCACCAGCATCAGCTGCGCTCGGGACTGCTCCAGCCGATTCAGGCGGGCATAGATGCCATTTTCGGGCTCGCCCAGCTGCTGCCGCAGCTCGCTCATGTCGGTGACCAGCCGGTCAACCAGCGTCCGCACCGCCACGACCTCGGGCAGCAGGTCCAGGTGGTTGATGCGCTCGGCGTCCACTGACTCAGCCTGGCTCTGTGGACAGGCTACTGAGATCAGGATTCGGCACCCACGTCCAGGCCTGGACCCAGTCGCCAGTCTCGGACTGAACGATCTCGCAGGTGTAGGACCCATCCGCCAAGCTGTGCGGCGGCGGGCTCGTGGGATGGACCATGACCACGCCGAACGGCAGCAGATCTTCGGCTGTCGGGAATGCAGGGAACCACGTCCTCGGATTCTCGGCCTGCAGCTGTTCCATGGTGATCGGCGCCGGTGTTGGCTCCAGCCTGTAGATGATCATCGTGCGGACATCAGGGTGAACTGCTCGAGGCCGGTCAGCTCGCGGTTCCAGCCGATCACTCGGGCGATCGGGACGTTGGTGTGGCCGTTGTTGCCTTGGGCGATCATCAGTCGGGAGATCGTCGGCAGCCCTCCCAGGTCATGCGAGATCTGCTGGGTGCCGGGCCCACCGCCCGCCAGGGCGGACACGGTAGAGCTGTTCCATGACACCACGAACCGCTGACGGGTTGGCAGCAATCCCGCCCCGGCGCGGGGGCCCTGGTACACCCCCGTCCATGATCCGGTCGTGATGACTGCCGGGGCCATACCAGCCGCGGCCAGGAACTCAGTGCCGGAATTGCGGCGCATCGCTACTCGGTACTGGCTGGCCTGGGCCTGCAGGTCGATGTAGTTCCCGGCGAAGGTGCTGCCAGATGCAGTGCCGTCGTCCAGGGTCAGCAGGCTGGACGTGTCAACGTGGCCGAACACCTCAACGAACACCGCGCGCAGGTTGGGATTGATCGGGTTTGGCAGGGTCCAGGACAGGCCATCGGATGGGCGGCTGATCGGGCTGACCGGGCCGTCGGAATGGACGTAGCTGCTGGGCAGCAGCTGGTTGTACTCACGCATGAAGCCGAACAGGTAGACGCCGCTGGCGCCATCTCCGAAGAATTGCTCGGCCGGATAAACCACACTGTTACCAATCTTCCTGACGATGCGGATTCGCGGCTGCGAGTAGCTGGTCCCGCCGCCCGAAAGGAAGTTATTGCCGACCTGAAATGAAACCAGCAACCAGCCGTCTTGCGTGCTTCGGATGTGCGGATAAGCGATCAGCCTCTCCTGGCCGCTGGAGATGGCAGTCCGAAAGTCCAGGATCTGCCCATTCTGCAGGTCAAGGGTGATGCAGATTGCGCCTTCGCCTTCAGTGCCGGATCCCGCTGATTCAATCCTTACCGCATGGTTGGCCGTGTCGCCAAATCCCTTGATAGCGATGGTGTACGACTGATAGGTTGAGATGTTCCACAGGCCGAACTTGCCGATGTAGTGGTGGCCATAGGATGTGTCCAGCATCAATCGGCTGGCCTGGTATCCGGCCGTGTTCTCCAGCCCGTCAATCGGGCCCGGAAAACCGCCGGTGATGGTGCAGCCCTTCAGATAGCCGCCGCCGCCTGCGCCCTGATTGCCGCCCCATGCAACGTTCGGGGCCTCCCATCCGCCAGTTCCCGCAAAGCGGTTGCTGTACCTGATCCCCTGAAACCTCTGCCCGTACTGCCCCTCAACCAGGACACCGAGATTGTTGCCGTTGCTGTCATGGTCGTAGACCACAGTGCCGGCAGCTGTTCTGGTGTACCGCTTGCTGCTGCTGATGTGATACTTCTCATACGGCCTCGTCACCGTCAGCACGTTTGTGTTGCTGACCAGATCATTGATCGTGCCAGTGCTGAAGTCGAATCGGAATGAAGCATCAGCGATGATGCTGTCCGCCGTCAATCCAGAGCTGACGGCAAAGTGTCGGCGGGCGTTGAGGCTCATCAGGTCCAGATGGTGGGGCGGCTGCCGCGCCAGGTGGTGCCGCCATTCCTGGTGTAGAAGGCGACGGTGTAGGTGTAGCCGGCCACAAGGGTTGGCGCCGTCCCGTCGGCCCACAGAATCGCCGGCCAGGTGATCGTGCCGGAGGTGTAAAGGAACTCAAACAGGAATAGGGTGATGCCGTTGGCCGGAACATTCGTGAACGTGAATGTCACGTTTCCGTTGACTGTGCGGAAGAAAAATGATCCCAGGCTCAGGTCGAGTGCCGTGGCAGATCCCAGATCGACGGCATTGGATCGCATCGCAGCCGGCATGGCATCGGTCGTGATCGCCAGGCCGCCCGTGCCCACCGTCGTCATGGCGGTCAGCACCTCGGCGATCGTTGCGGTCTCGATCAGGCCAGCGGTTGAGCTGTTGGCCAGCGGGAAACCCTGCAGCGTCGCGCCGGTGAAGTCCATCACGCCCTGGAACACCGAATCGATGATGGTGCCGCTGAACGTGGTTGAGGATCCGATCGCCACGTCCGGGGCCCCGATGTCGCCGACCTGCGCCACCTCACCGGTCGTCAGGTCCTCCAAGCCGGCGGGTGTGAAGCGCAGCATGTCCTCCTGGGTGCCATCGCAGGCGACGAAGCCGCCGCCGCTGTTGGTGAACAGGTAGCTGAACCGGTTGCGGGCTGCCATGTCCTGCTGGACCTGCGGCAGGGCCGTCGAGTAGTTGCCCCAGCCTGACCATGCCGTGCGATGCGGGGCCATCGCCAGCGTTGAGGGCCGGCGGAACTCCACCGGGTAATTGGCGCGGCCGGTCGCCAGGCCGCCGGCGGGGGCCACCGGGAAGTCGGACGATGATGCTGGATCGCGCAGGCGGCTGGCCTCGAGCTGTGGCGCCAGTGCGGTGTGGGCATCGGCGGAGCTGAGGCCCAGGGCCACCAGCAGGGCATGAGCGGCCAGGTAATCGACGCCCGAGCGGTACTGGGTCCGCAGCCACACCGCGGCCGTTGCCGAGCTGCTGGTGAAGGCGGTCGACCAGCTCCAGCCGAGGGTCGTTGATGCCTCAGTGCCGCTCGCATCGTCGTCGAACACCAGGCTGGGGGCCTCGTTGACGAATGGGTCCTCAGCGTTGAACGCCTCCGGCATCCCCACGTAGCACTCGGACCACAGCGCAGGGTCAGGGCTTGCGGTCGCGGTCGTCAGATCGCTGATCGCCGCCCAGTGCTTGTTGGCGTGCTTCACCACCGTGCCCTTGCGGTAGTAGGTGCTGTTGGCGTAGTTCTGGTCGGGGTTGGAGCGCCGCAGGGAGATCAGCGCCGACCGCAGCACCCCGTCACCCACGGGGGTCGTCGCCGTGGTCGAGGTGACCGCCAGGGTCGTGGCCGCCGGCAGGGCGCCGCTGACGCCGGCACGGGTTGGATCCAGCTGCAGGATCTGGTGCCGCTGCGGGGTCCTGGCGTTGGTGGTGTTTGCGAGCTTGAGCACCAGCCGCCGCTCCTCCTTCGTCCGGTTGTCGGCGATGCGACGGATGTAGACCCGGCGGTTGTTGACGCTTGACCCGCCGGCGGCGCCGTTCTCATCGGCCAGGGCCGCTGCGAGGTTGATGATCGTCGGGCTGCCGGCACTCCATGACGGGTTAGCCAGCTGCGCCCGCCAGTCGGGGCCCTGTGGATTCTCGACCCAGATGTAGGAGTCGGGCCGCAGGGTGAAGGACTCGAGCACTGCCGGATCCAGCGCGGCCGACAGGGTGATGGCGCCGGAGGTGGCGCTGCTGACGGTGCCGAGGAAGATCCGGCGGATCGCGGGCGTCTTGGCGTCGGGCCGCAGGGGCACGCGAAACGCCGAAAGGGTCCAGCTCTTGTCGATCGGGAACGCCGCCGACCGATACCCCTCAGCCAGGGCGGTGATGCCACCGAAACTGGTGTTGCCGTTGGTTGAATCCAGTTCGCCGCCGGTCTGCACCCAGTTGTGGACACCGGCGCCGATGGAGAACACCGACACCTCCTGGACGAAAGCGCCATTGATGACGCGGATGTGGAACGAACGCCGGCCGGGCTTCATCCGCCGCGAGTCCGGCGATGAATCGATCAGCGCCTGATAATTCGCGGGCGTCACCCAGCTGCCGCCCGAGTAGATCTGCCAGCAGCTGAGGGTTTTCTGATTGCCGGTATTCGTGTATTGAGCCGTCACCATGGACCGCAGGCCTGTGACCTTGCTGCCGTCCATCAGGGCCCCGCAGAGGCCCCGGACCGTCCTGATGCCGACGTTGAGGATGTAGAACGACGCCGATCCGACGGTGTCCCACGCCTCCGACGGGCTGCCGCTGATCGGGCCGACGATCTGGTGCTCTGACGTCCTGGCGACCAGCAGGGCCGCCGACCCGTTGCCGTTCGGCGCCAGGGCGGTGTTGATTCTGCCGTAGAAGCCTGTCAGCTGCGCTTCGGATGCGAACTCATAGCCCGAGAGCAGATGGTGGCTGCTGGTGCTGCCCAGCTTGTCCATCAGGGTGTAGCCGAACGTGTAGCCGGTCCCGGTCGTGCGGAACATGCAGCTGCGGTTCGTGATCGTCGCCACCCCGCTGGACTCGCTGTAGGCCTCATCGGCGTCAGCAGGGACGTAGTTCGGGCGGATCGTGCATTTCCGATAGTCCGGCGCCCACATGGTGCAGCCACGGGGCAGGATGCAGCCACCTTCATTCGGGTTGAACCCGACCAGTTCAGCGATCGTCGGCACCTTGCCGTCAGCCCAGACGGCAGGCGTGGTGCCGGTGTTGCCGGGGTCGTTGTAGAGGGTGTGGACACCAGCCGACAGGCGGATGCTGACACAATCCAGATGGGCGGCCTCTTGGCTGTAGTTGAACCAGCTCTTGCTGGTGATCAGTCCCGCCTCGATCAGTGCGCGGTTGATGGTCTTGAACGGCCGCATCTCGCTGTAGCCGCACGTCAGCCGCTGGTTGTCGATCCGGCGGATCTTGGCGTCGATGTTCGCCGTCGTCGGATTGGTGCCCGACGGATCCGGGTCGTAGGACGCGAACGATCCGGCGGCGAAGGCGTCCGATCCGATGTAGGGGTTGACGTAGAGCTGGAATGGGGCGTTGAGCGGATCGTTCAGCTCGCCCGATCCCGCGAGGATGTTGGCATTGCCCAGCAGCTGCCGCAGGCCATCCAGCATTGCGCTGAGCTGAGCCTTGACATCGGCCTGGCTGGTGGCGAGGGGCCAGCTGCCGGCCTCGGCCGCCTTCTTGATAGTCGTCACCGCTGTCTAGGCAGGGCCATGCCCCTAGGGTAGCTGGCCAAAAAAAAGGCCTGACAGGCCACCACGCCCGTCAGACCTGCCACTTCCCACGCGCAGATCCTAGCCCATCCGCAGCTGTGTTTCACCGAGCACCAGGAACGCCGCGCTGCCGCTGATCAGCTCCCTGGCGCCGGTCTCGACGCCGGTGCGGGCCAGCAGCAGGTCGGCCTCATACCAGAGCGCACCGCCCAGCCGTGGATCGCGGCAGGGGTTGCTGCCGGGCGCCTCCGCCGGCCGTTCGCGGTGCAGGTAGAACCGGGCCCGGCACCGGCAGCCGCGGTCGAGCATCATCACCAGCCGCAGCAGTGCCGTCGAATCCTGGCTGCCGGCCCGGTAGCTGCGCTCGAGGTCGAACTGCAGGGTGCCGCTGCCGCGCACCAAGGCCTTCACTGAATCCCCGTAGGGCTCGGCCAGGGCGGTGGTGTCAGCCGTGGCGGCCTCCTGGTCCAGGGTCCAGCGGGCCAGCTGGGCCTGCAGCTTCCATCCAATCAGCTCAGTGCCGGCCGCGGCCGAGGGGATGACAGCGACCTGGTCGGCAGGCAGCTCCGGCTCCGCCAGGGGCAGCACCGCAAGCACCGACTGAGCCAGGGTCAGCAGTGCCGCCTGATAGGCCGCCTCAGCGGAGTAGGGAGCCAGCACGAGGGCACCGAACGCCACGCCGGCCAGGGGCAGCCGGCCGGTGGTGCCACCGTTCACGCCGTTGATCTCGGAGTCGTAGAACGCCAGCCGGCCCAGGGTGTCGCGGCCGGCGTAGCAGGTCAGCTGCTGGGTCAGGCCGGTCGTCGCCGACGCCTCCCAGTAGGCCGCGGCATCACTGGCGGCCCAGTAGGGGCCGGCGTCGTTGGTGCGGTGCACGGTCGCGGGCCCGGCAATGCCCAGGCCGCCCCAGTGGCGGTGGCCATCGGGGCAGTCGGCGTAGCCGTTGAGGTTGGCGTCGATCGGCAACCCGCGGGCGCAGGTGATGATCACCCGATCGCCAGGCCAGAAGCCCGGCTGCGCCAGCCAGAGGCGGCCGTTATCGAAGCGGGCATCGGTGAGCACCGTGAGCGGTGGCCACTCGCGGCTCAGCTCCATCTCCCCGCCGGTGCCCAGCAGGCTCATCAGACCGTCCCGCTGATGGCGTTGAAGACCACGCTGACCTGGCAGCTGACCACGTCGCCGACGCTGGTGGAGATGCCGGTGTTCTGGAACAGGACGGGGCCGCGGATGTTGCGGTCGAGCAGGATCAGCTCCAGGTCGCGGATGGTGTCGTCGGCCGTGATCTGCTGCTGCAGCAGCTGGCTGACGGGGCTGCTGCGGTCATAGAGCAGGGTCATGGACCCGGAGTAGGCCCGCAGGCCGTAGACGTAGCTGCGGGTGGTGTCGCCCAGGGCGGTGTCCTCCGGGGTCTCGGAGGACAGCTGCAGCGAGATGTCGCGGGCCTTGGCAATCCCGATGCCGTCCAGGCGCACCTCGGCGTCGCGTGAGGTCAGGACGGCCATCAGGG